CAAGACGTTAGAATTGTTGACGGTCTTGAAGAGAAGATGAAACTGATTGAACTTGCTATTACTATGGCATTTGATGCCAAAGTAAACTTTACAGATGTGTTCTATCAGGTTAGAATGTGGGACATGATCATATACAATGACCTCAAAAGAAAGGGCATTGTAATTCCACCTAAAAAGGAGCAAGATAAAAGTGAAAAGTATGCAGGAGCGTATGTCAAAGAACCTATACCTGGTATGTACGACTGGGTTGTTTCTTTTGACCTCAACAGTCTGTATCCTCATCTTATTATGCAGTACAATATATCTCCAGAAACTGTTTTAGACGAGAGATTCCCCTCTGTTTCTGTAGACAAACTGTTGAATGAAGAGGTAGACCTATCAAATCTAAAGGACGTGACAGTCTGTCCAAATGGTGCTATGTTTACTACTAAGAAACGTGGTTTCCTACCCAAAATAATGGAGAAAATTTACAATGAACGTGTCATATTCAAGAAAAAGATGCTTGAGGCCAAGAAGGAGTATGAAAAGACACCTACCAAACGCCTCGAAAAGGAAATCGCCAGATGTAACAACATCCAAATGGCGAAAAAAATTCAACTTAATAGTGCCTATGGTGCTATCGGTAACAACTATTTTCGTTATTATATGCTTGCGAATGCTGAAGCGATTACTCTCGGAGGTCAGTTCAGCATTCGGTGGATCGAACGTAAAGTCAACCAATACATGAACAATGTATTGAAAACACAGGAGAAAGACTATGTTATTGCTTCAGATACTGATTCCATTTATCTTCATATGGGTCCTTTGGTCGAAGTTGTATACAAGGGGAGAGAAAAGAATGTTGAAAGCATCGTCACGTTCCTTGATAAGGTCTGTAAGGTGGAACTTGAAAAATATATTTCTAATTCTTACGAAGCGTTGGCGACGTATGTAAATGCATACGAGCAAAAGATGTTCATGAAACGAGAAACTATTGCTGAACGTGGTATATGGACTGCAAAGAAAAGATATATGCTGAATGCGTGGGATATAGAAGGAGTTAGATTTGCTGAACCCAAACTAAAGATGATGGGTATCGAAGCAGTCAAATCATCTACCCCTGCACCATGTCGTAAGATGATTAAGGACGCTATCAGCATCATTATGAACGAGTCGGAAGACAATGTTCAAGCATATATCAAGAAAATGAGAGTAGATTTTCGCAATATGAACCCTGCTGACGTAGCATTCCCTAGGACATGTAATAATGTGGGAAAATATAGGAGTCATATGACAATATATCAGAAAGGAACACCCATACATGTTCGAGGTTCTTTATTGTTCAATCATTATGTAAAGGAGAAGAAGTTGTTGAGTAAATACAATGTAATCAACAATGGTGAGAAGATAAAGTTCTGTTATTTGAAGAGTCCTAATCCTATTCGTGAGAATGTCATCTCATTTATCAATGATTTTCCTGTTGAACTAGGTTTAGCACCGTATATTGATTATGATTTACAGTTTGACAAATCATTTATTGAACCACTCAAAGCAATCTTAGATGCTATAGGGTGGTCTGTTGAGAAAATAGCAACATTAGAGTCCTTTTTTACATAAACACATGAGAGATCAAATTATTCGTGCTCTTATAGCACATGCACACGGTGACATAGAAAAACACAAAGCAAACATAGAGGTTTACCTCTCTAACCCTGCAGGGGTGGGAGAACATACCGATATTCTAGAGTCAATCGAGAAAGAACTCGATGCCATAGCAAAGTATGACGATCAAATAGATGTATTGAACAAGTATTTTAAAAAACATGTTCTTTGATAAGATAAGTTTGGTGACAGGTGGGTTTGATCCCATACACAGTGGACACATACAGTATTTTGCCAGAGCAAAAGACCTATCAAACTATCTTGTAGTAGGATTAAATGGTGACCCATGGTTGAAACGTAAGAAAGGACAATACTTTCAATCTTGGACAGAACGTGCAGATATTATACGTCATCTTGATATGGTTGACGCTGTAATATCATGGGATGATGCTGATGATTCTGCCTGTGGTGCCATAGAAAAATGTCTTGACATTTCTCAGACAGTTGTCTTCTGTAATGGTGGTGATCGTGGCAAAGGTAACACACCAGAACTTGACAAGTTTCAGAATAATGATAGAGTAAAGTTTGAATGGGGTATTGGTGGAACAGATAAAATGAATAGTAGTTCATGGATTCTACACGGATACTTTGAAAGACAACGTAAACTTTTAGGCATATGAAATGTTGGCACTGTGACACTGAATTGATTTGGGGAGGTGATCATGATCTTGACGAAGATGATTTCATGGAGTATGATATACTTACAAACTTATCATGTCCTCAATGTGAGTCCTTCGTGGAAGTTTATCACAAAATTGGAAAGTAATTATGGATTTATTGAACGAGATAGTAAAGGAGATTGGTTCGGACTATGCAAAAATTGCCTCTGATAAAGAGGATAAAGAACAGTACATTGATACAGGATCTTTCATTTTCAATGGACTCGTGTCAGGGTCTATTGTTGGTGGCGTTAGTAGTAATCGTATCACCGCTATTGCTGGCGAGACATCTACTGGTAAAACTTTCTTCTCCCTCGCAGTTGTCAAGAATTTCTTGGACAATAATCCTAACGGTTATGTTCTGTACTTCGATACTGAAAGTGCTGTCAATAGAGAACTCCTCGAATCTAGAAACATTGACACAAAAAGGGTTGGACATATTGAGGTTGTCACTGTAGAAGAGTTTCGTAACAAGGCACTCAAAGCATTAGACATATATTTGGATAAACCAACAGAAGAAAGAACTCCATGTCTATTTGTGTTAGACTCACTAGGCATGCTTTCTACTGAAAAAGAAATTAAAGATGCACTAGAAGACAAGAACGTCAGAGACATGACAAAATCACAACTTGTCAAAGGTGCATTCCGTATGCTCACACTTAAATTAGGTCAAGCAAATGTCCCACTCATTGTCACGAATCATACATACGATGTCATCGGAGCTTATGTTCCAACGAAAGAAATGGGGGGAGGTTCTGGACTCAAGTATGCAGCGAGTACAATCATCTATCTCAGCAAGGCAAAAGAAAAAGATGGAACAGAGGTCATTGGAAATGTTATCACGGCAAAGACTGTCAAATCGAGGTTGAGTAAAGAGAATAAGGCAGTCAAGATAAGATTGTTCTACGATGAGCGTGGTCTTGACAAATACTATGGTCTACTTGATCTTGCAGAAAAGTATGACATAGTGAAGAAGGTAGGAAATAGATATGAAATCAAAGGTAAGAAGGTGTACGCTAAAGAAGTATACTCACATCCAGAAAAATACTTTGATGATGAGATTATGCAAGCACTAGACGAGGTAGCAAAGAAAGAGTTTAGTTATGGTGAGTGAAAGAGTTCCCCTAACGATACTCAACAATCTAATTCATGATGAAGAATACACAAGAAAGGTAATTCCATTCATAGAGGAGGATTATTTTGAGGAGAGATCAGACAAGGTTGTATTTGAAGAGATATCAACATTTCTTAAAGAATATGACAGTCTACCTAGCAAGGAAGTCTTGCACATTGAAGTAGGCAAGAGGACAGATCTTACACAAGATGAGTTTCAATCAACAGAACAACTCATCAATGCATTAGGAAAAGCAGAATACGAACAAGAATGGGTGTATGATACCACTGAAGCATGGTGTAAAGAGAGGGCGATATACAATGCATTGATGGAGAGTATCAAAATTGCAGATGGACAGGATGATAAAAAGAATAGGGATGCAATTCCCAGTATATTATCCGATGCACTAGCAGTTGGATTCGATCAACATGTTGGTCACGATTACATAGACGATGCGGAGGATCGTTATGCCTACTATCACAAAATTGAAAACAAAATACCATTTGATCTCGAATATTTTAATAAGATTACGTCAGGTGGGTTATCTGATAAGACTCTTAATATCGCTCTCGCTGGTACTGGGGTTGGTAAGTCTTTATTCATGTGTCATGTTGCTAGTTCATGTCTTGTACAAGGTAAAAATGTTCTATACATCACCCTTGAAATGGCAGAGGAGAAGATTGCAGAGAGGATAGATGCAAACTTACTGAACACTAACATCAAGGACATAGCAGAATTACCACAAACTACATTCCACAAAAAAATAGATAAACTTTCTGCAAAAACTACAGGCAAACTTATAATCAAAGAATATCCCACAGCATCAGCACATTGTGGACATTTCAAAGCATTATTACAAGAATTGAAGTTGAAGAAATCGTTTATACCTGATATAATATTTGTAGATTATCTCAATATCTGTGCATCTTCTAGGTATAGGAGTGCAGTAAACGTCAATTCTTATTCTTATGTCAAGGCAATCGCAGAAGAACTCAGGGGTCTCGCAGTCGAAGCGTCTATCCCCATCTGCTCGGCTACGCAGACTACAAGGTCTGGGTTTGCTAGTAGCGACCCTAATCTTACTGACACTTCAGAAAGCTTTGGTCTTCCAGCTACTGCTGATCTTATGTTTGCTTTGGTCAGCACCGAAGATATGGAAGAACTTGATCAAATAATGGTCAAGCAATTGAAAAATAGATACAATGATCCCACAATAAACAAAAGATTTGTTGTTGGTATAGATCGTGCAAAGATGAGATTATATGACTGTGAACAGTCAGCACAAACTGACATCCTTGACGATGGTGATTCGGAAGAGTATAATAAGTTACAGGAATCTAAAGCTAAATTCGATGACTTCAAATTTTGATAATTACAAACGCTTCGTCAACACTGTTACTAGCACAGAGTCTAAAGACTCCGACGCTTTTATATACCGTCTACAAGAGCTTGGTGGTTCTGTCGCTATTCAACGCCTTCTTACTGCTAGTGTTGGGATTAGTGCCGAGTCTGGTGAATTTATGGAGATCGTCAAAAAAATAATATTCCAAGGCAAACCATGCAACGAAGATAACCTTGAACATCTAAAGATAGAACTTGGTGATATCATGTGGTATGTTGCTCAAGCATGCATGGCATTGGATATTGATCTAGATGAGGTGCTTGATAAGAATATAAAAAAATTAGAGAAGAGATATCCTGAGGGACACTTCTCAGAATTTTATTCAGAAAATAGGAAAGCAGGTGACAGATAATTATTGTTTTACTTGTCTGAAGATAGGTGACAAGTATGATGCTGAGTATGTCAATAAACTTGAAAATATGGTAAGAAGACATAGTGATGCAGATTTTCTATGTTTCACTGATGATTTTAAAGGAGTAAACGCTGAGTGTGTTATTTTAGATGATAAGGTAGAAAGAGATTGGGATAATTGGTGGCCTGTGTGGTGTAAAATAAAGTTATTTGACTCACCATACCTTAGAAAGTATGATAGAAAAATATTTTTTGATTTAGATATTATAATTCATGGTGATATATCTAAACTATTATCACATGATGCCAAATCACCTCGTAATAATTTTAGTCTTATACGATCAACTTGGAAAGGTAGAACATATCAAATGGCAAATCCAAACAAATCACTATTCAATTCAAGTTGTATGATATGGAGAGATAATAAAAAAATTTATGAAAAATATATGGAGAATCCAAAAAATTATGTTGCCAAATACCATGGCACAGATGATTTTTATCACAATGAAAAAATAATTCGTAAACCACTTCCACCAATTTTCTATTCTTATAGAGAGGGATATAAGGATCAGTGTAAAAAATGGAATGATACTACATGGATGAGAATGTCTGAGGAACATTCAATTGCTATCTTACATCAAGATCCTAAACCACATACTCTAAATATTGAGGAGCATCCTATAGTTAAATATTGGAAATGAAAGAGTTGTTAGATGTTCTTGTAGAGATGTACACCATCTCACCTAAAAGAAAACAACTACAGAGACGTGAGATAGAAGATTTCATGAGGTTTTTTGTAGCGTTTACTGAGACAGATGATAAATATATTCATATGAGAAATGCAGGTCTGCAGTTTATCAAACAAAATGAACAAAAAATCTACAAACAGATAAGTGAAAGCGTTCCAAACATTCATAACAGAAGCAAGGACTACCAAAGCATCGCAAGAAGCAAAGCGATTGGGATTGGTAGGCGACGGGCACGGTGATTGGTATGATCGCACTGGTAAACTTATTGCAAAAACAGTTGCAGGTGACCTCAAATATTTTGGTGGTGGTGGTGCCAAAGAAGATGAGGGTAGAGGTGGATCAAGTGTAGGCACAGTCAATAGAGGTCGTGGCACATTTGCAAAAGACATTGTAAACAATCTCAAACTTCAACCACCCACTCCTGATGATAGAAAAGTTGCAGCACCACAACAAGGTGGTGATAGAACATTAGTTGGTCAGGCAAAAGATAATGGACCTTTGACAATAGCATTTGATAAGTTTGATGATGAGGAGATATCAAACAATCTTATCAGCACTGTAGAGGAGTTATCAAAGAATAGATTTTTCTACATATTTCCAAGTAGAGAAAGCAACATTGAGGAACTAAAGAATGCTTACCCTAAGATTAGTGAGTCCATCATCGATGACACCAACGCAGAGACAATATACGATGTCCTCCAATCATTATACGAAAATGGGTTTGATGCAATTAATATTGTGGTTAGAAAATCCAGAGCAGAAGCAATCTCAAAATTAGCGTACGAACAGAACGGTGAGTTGTATAACTTTGTAATGCTCAACGTAATACCTGCAGAGGAAAGAACAATAAGAGAACAATATATCGCTGGTGATATATTCAAGGTTGGTTCGATGATTGAATCACGAGGTAAAGAAGGTAAAGTAATAAGAAGAGGTGCTAATCACCTCATATGTTTAGATGAGGATCAAAATATGTTTAGGTGTTGGGTATCTGAAGCAAAAGAGTCTCATTTTATGTTGCCAGTTGACTTTTGATAAATAATATACGATAAGTTTTTGGAAACAGATGAGTAATCCTTGGGCACAATCCTTTGATGATTTAAGATCTCCTTATTTGCAAGAGAAAAAAGCAAAGAAGGACTATGATGGTGATGGTAAAATAGAGAGTGGTGCAAAGGAGTACCGTGGTGTAGTTCACAACAAGATACAGAAAGCAAAAGGTGGTAAGGCAGACGGTCAGGACACCTCAAGTGTGAAAGAAGAGAAGTATGATGATAAAAAAGTCTCCATGAGATTTGGAGACAAGAAGCAGAAAGAAAGAAAAGAGAAACTTGAAAAGAAAAGAGGTATGAAACTTGGTAAGCATCCTCAATTTGAATCAAAGGCAATGAAGTCTTTCTTGGATAAGAAAGCAAAAATGTTGGAGAAGAAAAAGAAAAAACAATCTGCTCCATATAAAAATAACCCTGCATTCGGTGATGATAGTCATCATTCAAACAAGAAAACTAGAATGGAGCATCACCAGAAAGATGCTAATGGTGACCCTTTAGAGCATGGTGATGGCACACCTTCATCAGTAGATGAAATGATTACCTTGACTAAGGGTGATTATGGATCTAGAAATGTTCCTACATCTGCATATGCTGTAGGTAAGAGTAAAGGTTTTAAGGGATATAAAGCAGGTGGTGGACTTGGTCCTAACTTCTTACCATTGGTAAACTCTCATGAACCAGAAGGTGAGATAATAGATGAGTCAGATAAAAAGGGTAAGGGAAGTGGTAAGAAGGACGCTTGTTATCATAAGGTAAAAGCAGGTGCAAGTGTATGGCCATCTGCTTACGCTTCAGGAAGATTAGTTCAGTGTCGTAAAGTAGGTGCTGCTAATTATGGAAAAAGTAAGACTAAAAAAGAAAGTCTTGAAATCGTTATACCTATGAAATCTTTCGGTGACATGGTAGGTGAGTGTTGGAAGACTCATGAGAGAGTGCCAGGCACAGTAAAAGGTGCTAAAGGATCATGTCGACCTAAAGGATCTGGTCGCACTAAAAATGAGAGTGTAGAGGAGGCAGTCAAGAATCCTAAGTTAGATATCAAAGAGACTGGTGTAAAGAATAAGATTGAGATTAACCCTGAGATCAAAACGGAGGCAGCGAAAGCACCCGTAAAAAAGTAGCAAAGAAAGCACAGGACGCAGGTGCTAAAGGTAGAAGATTACTACAACGTAGGGAGTATGCTGCCAAGGTATCTGGTAGTGAGGATAGAGTGCCCGACGATCTAAGAGATAGTGTCCAGTATGAGAATTTTCTTAAAGATCTTATAACAAGAGCTGGAAATAAAATCAGGGCAAATCAAAAGGCAAGAGATGATTATAGAAAAACAAATCCTAATGGTACTATAACTAAGTCTCAACATATGAAGAATATAATTGATAAAGGTGGAGATCCATCACATCTGATGAAAACAGATTATAATTCATATGAACCTCAAGGTGATGTGGTAGAGGCAAATTCAGAGCAAATGAAGGCAATGAATGATGCCAAGATGAAAAAGAAAGAAGATGATAAAGTGAAAGAAAAAAATAAAATGAAAAATGAGGGCACCGATCATAGCAAGAAAAGTCCTTATGACAGCAGTCATCCTGGCGGATCAGTTCTAGGACAGGTCACAAAGAAGGCAAGAAAACTTACACTATCAAAGAAAAAGAAAGACCAGAAACGTGGTAGAGATCTTGACAAGATTGGAACCAAGTTGACACTTTCTAAGACATCAAAAATCAAACCTAGTATGAAAGAGGGGGTGCAGTCAGAGGGAAAAAAGTCTTGTGGTGAGGGTGAATATTATTGTCATGATAGAAAAAAATGTATGCCTATACCTAAAGGTGCCAAGGTAGGTAAGGGTGGCATGCTCGTCAAGGAAGACGACATGAAGGGCATGAGTGTCAAGTCAGGACACAAGAGAAGCACTGAGAGTGGTGCAGGTATGACTGCAAAAGGAGTCGCTGCATATCGTCGTAGAAATCCAGGTTCAAAATTAAAGACTGCTGTAACTGGTAAAGTAAAACGTGGGTCTAAAGCAGCGAAGAGAAGAAAGGCTTTCTGTGATCGCTCTAAATCATGGACAGGACCTCGTGGTAAGGCAGCACGTCGTCGTTGGAGATGTAACAACTCATATGAAAATGAGTTACCAATGATTATTGATGAGAAGAAACTTTACAACGGATCACCATTGTCAGATAGAGTGGCAGCATGGGCAAGAAAAATTAATGAGGGACTAACACCTGGTAGAAATGAAATGGGTCTACCTAATCTAAAGAGTGTTGAGAAAAAAATTAATAAAACAAAAACAGGTAGAATGAATACTGGTGGTGATGGCACCGCTTATCGTGGTGATTCTTATATACCACAAGGTGACATGATTGAGAGGACGATGACCTCACCAGAAAAGAAGAAGAAGGAAGATTATGTAAAAGGTATGAAGAAGGACAAGAAAGGATTTACCAAGAGATATGGTAAAGACGGTGAGTCTGTGATGTATGCTACTGCCACAAAGATGGCAATGAAGGAAGCAAAAGATGAGAAGAAGAAGAGTGTGAAGGGCATTGCAAAGGAACTGGACAAGGCAGTTGCTATGCACAAGAGTCAGGCAAAGAGACTCAGATCAGCAGGTGTGTCTGAAGATTTCTATCAGAAGAGATACGCTGGTGTTGGTAAGGGATATAAAACTGTAGGTAAAAATAAGAGAATGGATAAGTCTAATAAGAGATCTGGTGACAGTAAAAAACAACATAGAGAACTACATAAAGATCTTGCCAAAATAAAGGAAGGTAATCTTCACAGTTGGTTCAAGGATTCTAAATCTAAGGATGGTAAATCTGGTTGGGTAAACGTAGTCACAGGTGGCACATGTGCTAGTGATAAGAAAGGTGAGGGCACACCTAA